CTGGGCCAAAGAGTGTGACCGCATTGTTGAACGCCACACGAAGAGCAGAACCAATATGCATTTACTGGAAGCCCAGCGAGAACTGCGTGAGTTGTCTACCGTCGTTATTTCCCAAAATAACGAGGTGGCTCTCTGATGGCTAACTCATTCAAGCAAATGACACGTGACGGGACCATCAAACGTACCGATACCGGGATGTTTATCAGCCTTGACCAAATCTATGTGCGGGAAGGTTTCAATAAGCGTGAAGATGATGAACGCACCCGCCAGGCTGATGATGACCTGTTCAACTACCTGATGAACGGCGGATCAGTTCCACCGCTGGAAGTTATCGCTCGTGATGAAGGTGGAGTGTGGGTTGTTGAAGGTCACCGCCGTCGCCGCTGCTATGCGCGCTGTGCTGAAGCTGGAAAGCCCGTAGACCGCATCCACATCATGCCGTTCAACGGTAGCGATGTTCAGCGCCTGGCGCGCATCATGACAAGTAACAACCAGCTCCCGCTATCCGATATGGAACAGGCTGCAGTTATTCAGGAGCTGCATAACGCCTTCAATCAGACCACCAGCGAGATCGCAAAACTGGTCAACAAGTCTGTTCCTACTGTCGAGAAGCTCCTGCTACTCAGCACAGCTAACCACGACGTTCAGAAAGAAGTTAAATCCGGGACCGTGTCCGTAGATGTTGCCGTTGATCGCGTAAAAGAGTTCGGCGAGAAGGCCGGTGAGGTTCTTCAGAAGGATAAAGCTTCTGCTGCCGCCAGGGGGAAAAAGAAAGTCACCCGCAGCGTTATAGCGCCGGAGATTAGCGTTAAGAAAGCGCGCCGCCTTGTTGAGTTGATAAGCCTGGCCGGGATAAGTGACACGGGCGTCATCTCTCTCGAAGGATTGGCGCATGCAGAAGCCATGGAAATTATCGACGAGCATAAAGCCATAGCTTCACAACGTTCAGGAGCACCAGCATGAAACTGAATTATGAAGAACTTGAAGCCAAGTGCTTGGCGCTGGCTACGGAGTTGCGTGCAGTCGAAGCAATCCACAACGAGGCAGTGTTCATCACAGACGAACACTATGAGCAGTGCCCGCCGGAAGTGCAGAAGATAATTAGGTCACTGGCCGTGATGCAGATTCCTGCGTACCAGGCTTTCCTGGCTGAAGTGCGGGCGCAGGGTGTGGAGATGTTGCGCGAACATCCGGCGATAAAACTTTGTTCTTTAACTCACGTATGTGATGAGTTCGCCGCCCAGCTTCGCAAAGGAGTGCAGTCATGAGCAACATCGACAAACGCGCGTTACGTGAAGCGGCGGAGAAGGCGACAAAAGGCGAGTGGGCCGTTGAGTTCGACGATGAGGTTTACGCCACTGATGGCGTGAACAATGAGCAAATAGCCATGGTGTTCAGTGAAAACGAAGCGCGTGATGCAGCGTTCATCGCTACAGCCAACCCCGCCACCGTGCTGGCGCTGCTGGATGATTTGGAAGCCAAAGACAAGCAGATTGCAGATTTGAAGGAAGCGTTCCGAATCGCTTTGTCTGCTGCTGGCATCGACGCACCCGCCGCAGCCGGTAAAGGAGAGGCATCATGAAAACTTTAACCATTGACTGGCTCAACAAATGCCGTTGTGGCAACAAATCACACTCAGTAAAGACCGCTCGCGGAAACGAAAGTGCCTTGTGGGATGACGATACCGTTAAGTGCAACTCCTGCGGTCGTGGCGGTGTCATTCAAGTCTGTGAGGGGCAGGCGCGAGTTTTATGGGAAACCGATGAAGAGATGGCGGAGGGGAAACCCATGAGCACTATTACCAAAGAACGCGTTGCTGGTATCGCCAGCGGCGAGAAATGCTATACGCACGATGATGTAGTGGAGCTGGCGCGTATCGCGCTGGCATCGCTCGAAGCGGAGCCTGTGGCGTGGGCGCACAGACTAATCAACAAGCGTAACGGAGTGGTTCACCCCTGGGTTTACGGTAGCGCAGAGGCATCTCCAAGCGAGGGGGATATCTTCAATATTGAGGTAATGCCACTTTACACCGCCCCGCCTGCGCCGGAATTTGTATCTGATGAGTCAGCTGTTGAGTTGTTGGCAACTGACCTTATGAAACGGATCGACAAGATAACTGGCGAGCGTCACAGCGTAGCCACGCTAAGTTCTCTGCGGGTTAGCATTGTGGAAGCCTGTCGCGCCGCCATGCTTCAGGGTGCCGGTGGCAACTCTCCGGTGATTCCTGATGGCTGGGTGGCTTGCAGTGAGCGGATGCCTGATGTTGGCGTTAAAGTCCTGTGCTTCCCAGTCAATGATGAACCGATACATGCAACCTACAACGGTCAGGTATGGCTGCAAGATATTTCCTGGAGCACAAGCGATGAGCCAATTGATAACGTCATATCGTGCAATGTATTCCACTGGATGCCACTGCCAGCAGCACCGCAGCAGGAGGTTAAGTGATGCCTAACCCATTCGACGTGGTGATGTTCGTGCTGCTGGCAATCGGCGCACTTCAGCAAATGGGCTGGCTGCCATGGTGAGCAAACTCAAACAGCGGCGCCTGCGCCGTCTTAAAGCCGACGTTGCCTGGTGGAAAGGTGAAGCCTCGGACCTGTACGCCAGAGTCATGGAGCAGGCCGACGAAATAGCCGAACTCCGCAGGCTGGTCATCCGCGTGCCGATGCCAGTAATTATTTCAAAGGAGATGGCCAACCAGCTTTATAACAACGAAACGAAAAGATGTCGTACCTGCAATGATGGCCTCCGTGGTGGGTGCTCATCATGCATTTTCTATAAAAGATAGCCGGGTGCAGCCGGTTAAGTGGAGAGAAACGCATGGGGCAGTTAGTAACACTTCATGAGTGGGCATCTGGTCCTAAT